AGTCCGCTTGAGATTGACTTAGATGTTGAGTTAGGTAAAGAAGAACCCGAGGATGACACCCCTAGAACTGATCCTGAAGAATCCGAGCCTGCTGAGCCAACTGCCACCTGAAGTAAAGGCAGAGGTTGCAGAAGCGCTTGAAGAGCTATCTGCCCGCAAAGCAGCGCAGCGGGCACAGGACTCGTTTATGGAGTTCGTATCTAGGGTATGGCCTTCGTTTATTCATGGGGCACACCACCAGAAGATGGCTGCGGCGTTTGAAGAAGTAGCCTCGGGGCAATGTAAAAGGCTGATTATTAATATGCCGCCTCGCCACACTAAGTCTGAGTTTGCCTCTTACTTATTGCCAGCTTGGTTCCTTGGCAAGTTCCCCAACAAAAAGGTCATTCAGACCTCCCACACGGCTGAGCTTGCTGTGGGTTTTGGACGAAAGGTGCGAAATCTTGTCGATCAGGACATCTATAAAGAAATTTTTTCGGGAGTTGGACTACAAGCGGACTCTAAAGCTGCTGGGCGGTGGGCCACGAACAAGGGCGGAGAGTATTTTGCTATCGGTGTGGGAGGTGCTGTTACTGGTAAGGGCGCTGACATCCTTATTATTGACGACCCTCATTCAGAGCAAGAGGCGGCTCTGGCTGAAATTAACCCAGAGATCTACGACAAAACCTACGAGTGGTACACATCCGGGCCAAGACAGCGACTCCAGCCGGGAGGGGCGATCATAATAGTTATGACTCGGTGGTCTAAAAAGGACTTAACCGGGCAAGTTTTAAAAAATTCGGCTCAAAGAAGCGGGGAAGACTGGAAAGTCATCGAGTTTCCTGCGATTTTGCCCTCTGGCAAGCCCTTGTGGCCCCAGTTTTGGCCTATTGTCGAGCTTGAAGCCCTAAAAACGGAGCTTCCCCACTCAAAATGGATGGCTCAGTACCAGCAGAACCCCACTTCTGAGACAACAGCTATTGTTAAACGTGAGTGGTGGCAGGTCTGGGAGGGCGATGACCCCCCGTGGTGTGAATTTACGCTGATGTCTTGGGATACGGCGTTTGAAAAGAATAATCGGGCGGACTATTCAGCGTGTACGACGTGGGGGGTGTTCTATAAAGAGGACGACACGGGTACACCACAGGCAAACATAATCATGCTCAACGCCTTTAGGGCGAGGATGGAGTTCCCGGAGTTAAAACAAAGGGCCATTGAGGAGTACAGGGAGTGGCAACCGGACTCGGTGATTATTGAGAAGAAGGCTACCGGTGCTCCTCTGATATACGAGATGCGGGCGATGGGTATTCCGGTCCAAGAATTTACTCCCAGCCGGGGTAATGACAAGATTTCAAGGTTAAATGCCGTGTCTGATTTATTTGCATCCGGTCGGGTTTGGGTTCCCAATACACACTGGGCCGAAGAAGTCATTGAGGAGGTTGCAAGTTTCCCGGCTGGAGAGCATGATGACTACGTTGACTCGGTATCATTGGCTATGATGCGGTTCCGCAAGGGGGGTTATATCCGCACACTTCTCGACGAGGAAGATGAGCCACGACAATTTAGGCGCAGACAGCCTGCGTATTACTAAGGACAAAACATGGCAATTGAGAAATCACTCTCCCAAGCACCGCTTGGTCTAACTGACGAAATGATGGAAGCAGCCGCTATGGCTGAACCGGCTATCGAGATTGAGATTGAAGACCCTGAAAAAGTCAGTATAGAGATGGGTGGTCTTGAGATTGAGATAGAACCCGGAGAAAACGCTGACGACTTTAATGCCAACCTCGCCGAAGAGATGGACGAGGATGAGTTGGTTGGCCTAGCCACCGACTTGCTTGGCGATTTTGATGAAGACCTCTCCTCCAGAAAAGACTGGATGCAGACATACGTCGACGGCCTTGACCTGCTTGGCCTAAAGCTAGACGACAGAACAGAGCCGTGGCCCGGAGCCTGCGGTGTGTATCACCCCCTGCTGGCTGAAGCTGTAGTTAAGTTTCAAGCCGAGACAATCATGGAGACCTTCCCTGCGCAAGGTCCAGTTAAAACCCAGATCATCGGTAAAGACACGCCTGAGAAGATGGAGGCTGCTGCTCGGGTTAAAGAAGATATGAATTACCAACTCACCGAGGTAATGGTTGAGTACCGGCCTGAGCACGAGCGGATGCTGTGGGGTCTGGCATTGGCGGGTAATGCGTTTAAAAAGGTTTATTACGATCCCAGCCTTGAGCGTCAGGTGGCTATATATGTCCCGGCTGAAGATGTGGTGGTGCCGTATGGCGCGAGTAACTTGGAGACTGCCGAGCGTGTAACACACGTGATGCGCAAGACCCCTAACGAGTTGAGAAAACTACAAGTTGCTGGGTTTTACAGAGATATTGATTTAGGTGATCCGCATGACACTCTCGACGAGGTGGAGAAGAAGATCGCAGAGAAGATGGGATTCCGAGCCACTTCAGACAATAGGTTCAAGATTCTGGAGGTGCAGGTTGATTTGGACCTCCAAGGATATGAGGACAAGGACAAGGATGGCAATGAGACTGGGATTGCACTGCCTTACATCGTCACAATCGAGAAGCAAAACCAAACAGTTTTAGCAATTAGAAGGAATTGGCACCCAGATGACCCAACGAAACAGAAGCGCGTGCATTTCGTGCATTACCCCTACGTCCCCGGATTTGGTTTTTACGCTTTGGGCCTCATCCATCTCATTGGGGCTTTCGCTAAGTCTGGCACATCTATCATTCGCCAATTGGTGGATGCGGGAACTCTCTCCAATCTACCGGGAGGTTTCAAGACCAAAGGTCTGAGAGTTAAGGGGGACGACACCCCCATTGCACCGGCTGAGTTCCGAGATGTAGACGTAGCTTCCGGCACTATTAAAGACAACATCATGACCCTCCCGTACAAGGAGCCAAGTCAGGTGTTATACAGCTTGCTGGGCACAATCGTAGAGGAAGGACGTCGCTTCGCTAGTGCTGCCGACCTCAAAGTTAGCGATATGTCAGCCCAGTCGCCTGTGGGTACAACGCTGGCAATTCTTGAGAGAACCCTAAAAGTGATGAGTGCTGTTCAGGCACGGATTCACTATGCGATGAAGCAGGAGTTCAAGCTCCTCAAGAACATTATTAGGGATTACACCGATGACGAATACAGCTACGAGCCTGACACGGCTCATCCAAGAGCTAAGCAATCCGACTACGACATGGTCGAAGTCATCCCGGTATCCGACCCTAACGCGGCTACTATGTCGCAGAAGGTGGTCCAGTATCAAGCAGTTCTACAGTTAGCCCAAGGCGCCCCACAGCTATACGACCTGCCAATGTTGCACCGCCAGATGCTAGAAGTCCTTGGTATCAAAAACGCTTCTAAGTTAGTGCCGCTACCGGACGACGAGAAACCTAAAGATCCCGTCTCTGAGAATATGAACGTGATTAAGGGCAAGCCTGTAAAAGCCTTTATTTACCAAGACCATGATGCGCACATAACAACGCACATGGCGTTCTTACAAGATCCGATGACTGCGCAGATGATTGGGCAAAACCCCATGGCGCAACAAATGATGGCGGCTCTACAGGCCCACATAGCCGAGCATTACGGGTTCAAGTATCGCCAGATGATCGAGCAGAAACTTGGCGCTCCTCTGCCAAAACCGGACGAGGAAATGCCAGAAGACTACGAGACCGCGCTTTCTCGTCTTGTTGCACAAGCCGCACAGCAAGTTACGACTCAAAACCAAGCCCAAGCCGCGCAGCAGCAAGCCCAGCAACAGGCACAAGACCCCATCATTCAGATGCAAATGCAGGAACTTCAGCTTAAAGCGCAAGAGCAGCAGCGCAAAGCACAAAAAGATGCAACAGACGCGCAACTAAGACAAGCACAGTTGTTAATTGAAACCGAACGGATTGCTTCTCAAGAACGGCAAGCTCAGGCTTCAATTATGACCAAGGCAGTTGCTGAGGATGAGAAGTTAAAAATGGATCAAGCCAAGGCAATTATTGATGCCGTGGCAGAAGACCAAAGAACCGAAACTGAGCTAACAAGACAGCTTTTACAACTTCGTAACAACCAAAGAGGTGGTGCATGAGAGATGTACTAGAGCATTTGGCTAAACAACTTCACGAGGATCGCCTTCGGATGATTGAGGATCTGGGTGAGGGAAAAGCCAAAGACCACGCGGAATACAAGTTTGCGTGTGGGGTAGTAAGGGGGTTGTTGATGGCTAACAACCATATTCTTGAACTAGCAGAAAGGCTGGAAAAAGCTGATGAGTGAAATACTTATTGGGTCTACAGACGATCCAAACGAAGCAACGGTATTGCCCGAAACCGCAGAAGAAAAGGCAAAACAAGTGCCGGACCCGTCAGGATACAGAATCCTGTGTGGCATCCCGGAAATCGAAGGTACGTATGACAGCGGCATCCTTAAAGCCGACACGGTAGTTAAGTATGAAGAACTTCTCACGACGGTTCTTTTTGTAATGAAGATGGGGCCGGATTGCTACAAAGACAAAGCTAGGTTCCCTAGTGGTCCTTGGTGTAAAGAAGGCGACTTTATTTTGGTGCGCCCCCATGCGGGCACCCGAGTAAAGATCCACGGACGTGAGTTCCGCATTATTAACGATGACTCTGTTGAGGGGGTAGTTGAAGATCCCCGAGGCATTAGTCGCGCATGAGGAGGAAAAAATGCCAGAGGTAATGAACGGGAAAGAAATTCCTGAGCAGAATACCGCCGAGGATATTGAGTTTGAGATCCAAGACGATATTCCTGAAGACGATAAAGACCCAATAACGGGTAAAGAACGGGAGCCGATGCCCCAAGAGCTAGTTCAAGAGCTTGAGCAAGATGAGCTTGAGGACTACTCCGACAAGGTTAAAACCCGCCTAAAACAGATGAAAAAGG